CAAGCTCACTCTCGTATGGCCGACTTGGGCCGAGGCTTTTCCTGACGCCAGATGGGTGATCGTTCGCCGGGATCCGGCGAAGATTATCGACAGTTGTCTGAGGACAGGATTCATGCGCAAGCATGGAAACAGGGCTGGTTGGGCCTCTTGGGTGCATGAACACGAGAAGCGATTTGAGCAAATGAAAAAAAGCCTCAAGTGCATCGAGATCTGGCCTGCGCAATACATTTCCGATCCCCGCGTCTTCGAGCCTGTCTGCAAGTATCTCGGCTTAAAATTCAATCCAGAGCATATCGTCAACAACATAAGGCATCGTCTCTGGCATGGCTGAGAGAGATCGTGTTGCGCTGATCCTCGGTGGTGCGAAATGTGTCTACGAGGACATCAATGCAGCGCTTGACATCGGCGAGTTTGATTTTGTCATCGCCGTGAATGACATAGGCCGCGACTGGCTCGGCAATATCGATGCGTGGATCTCGCTTCACGCAAACAGACTTGAGACTTGGCACAAGGAGCGCCGCGATAAGGGAGGGTCGGTCGTAAGGACGCTCGTCACGCATGACCAGCATCGGGAGCCTACACCGAGAATACTGCGCGTCCCTTATCTGCTCAAAGGGCAAACGAAGTCTGGTTCGTCAGGCCTGTTTGCCGTCAAGTATGTTTTCGAAGACATGAAGATTGAGAAATGCGTCCTCGCCGGGATGCCAATGACCAAGGATGGCGCGCATTACTTCTCGCCGGAGACGCCTTGGAATGCCTTCAACAGCCATCGCGAAGGATGGATTGAGGTCAAAAGCAAAATCGCGCATCGCGTCCGTTCCATGTCCGGTTGGACTCGGGAACAATTCGGAGCGCCTACGAGGGAATGGCTCGGACAATAGAAACAGCCCGCGCAAACCTTCGTTGGGGTGGGGTGGTGCGGACTGCAGGGCGGGAGCGCGATACCCTCCGACGCTCCCGCCCGTCAGATCAAAGGACAGACGATGGAAATTATATATTCAACGTCTCGGGTGCATTCTTCGCTCCGGGAAGGTCGGAAATATGTCAATCCGACATTTTTTGCCAAGCCGGAGCCTGACGCGAAGAAGGTCTACATTGTTGGGATATGGCCGAAGGTTCTCGAAACCTATCGCCGTCTTGGCGTCCCGGTCGTCGTCATGACGGAGGCTCAATCATTCGTCGAGGCGCCGCCTGAACACATCCTCAATCCTGCGAGGAAAAAGGAAGCCGTCGAGAAGGCTCCGCAAATCCCGGACAAGTACGCCGAAATGAGTTGGCCTGAGCTTCGGTCGCTTGCTTCCGGTCTGTCGAGTAAACCTGTCGTCAACAAGGCTCAGGCAATTGAGGTCATCATCGAAGCCGAGAAAGGCCGAGAGATTGAACCAGAAAAGGACGAGGACAATGTGGGCAACGATCTCTGAATATTTTTCCGCGAACTGGAAGCCGATTTTGCTCGGCGCCATTCTCGGTCTTGTGATCGGCTGGTTTGTCTGATCGCTCATGTCATACGATTACAGTGGCATAAAAGGGACCGCCGAGAAGCTGATTTCCCGTTTTGGAAAGACGGTTTCTGTCAGGCGGTCCACGGCGCCGACAGGTGGATCCAACTGGGATCCGGGAGCGCCTACAACGAAGGATTATTCCGCGAAGGGCGTTGTCTTGGATTATTCCAGTCATGAGCGCGACGGGACTTTCATCAAGGCGACGGACAAAAAGCTCCTGCTATCGACCGAGGGGCTGACAATTACTCCCGGCCTCGACGATGCAATCGTTGCCGGAGGCCTTGTTTACCAGATCGTTCCACCATTAAAACCGTTGGAGCCGGGAGACACCACAATCCTGTGGGAAATACAGATTCGCAGGTAGCGCCGTGGCGGAAACATTCGAAGATCTGATTAATCAGTACGTAGAGAGAGCGCTGTCTGCCTTCATGGCAAGCATCGACATCCTCGCAAGGAATGCAGATCTTCCGGCTATCACCGAACGCCTCAATGCCGGTGACATCGAGGGAGCCGTTTCGGCAACTCACCTAGACCAACTTACATTCGATACCTTGAGGGAAACGATCGAAAGCGGATTCAAGGACGGAGGCCGGTTTACCGCTAATTCCCTTTCTGAAGTCAGGATCCCAGCTCAAAAGGCGATGGTCGAAAATACCCAGCGGCTTAACATCCGTTTCGACGCTCGCAATCCTCGGGCTGAATCCATCCTTCGTGAATTTTCGTCGACAAAGATCACAGGGGACATCACCGACACGACGAGAGAGGGAATAAGGGAAGCTCTCAGGCTTGGCATGGAGGCTGGAAATAATCCAAAGACAGTCGCTCTCGATCTCGTCGGACGCATAGGTCAATTTGGGCGCCGTGAAGGTGGCCTTATCGGACTTACAGAGGGTCAGGTAATAACCGCGGCAAAAATGCGAGGGGAACTGGAGACATTTAATCCTGCTTATTTCAGGAGGACGCTGCGCCCGAAACGCTATGATGCGCTGGTGCGCAAATATTTTGATATGCAGAAAAAACTTCCTTTCAAGCAGAGGGAGATCATTTACAAGACCTATACGAACAGGCTTCTCAGGCTTCGCGGCGAGACAATAGCTCGTACAGAGATGCTCCAGTCTCTTCACAAGGGGCAATATGAAGCGGCCATGCAGGCGGTCGAAAGCGGGCAGCTGGATTCGAATGCCATCCGGCGCGTGTGGTGGACGGCGAGAGACAAGCGCGTAAGGGATTCGCACAGAGCGCTCGACGGTGACAGCGCAGGATTGAACGAGCGCTTTGCGAACGGCCTGCTTTATCCCGGAGATCCGGAAGGCCCTCCAGAGGAGGTCATAAATTGCCGCTGCTATCTGCAGCTCCGCGTCGATTTTCTTGCCAATCTTGGGCCTGCTCCGAAGCCGACAAGACCTCGCAATCCCGGAGACTTCGTAGGTATCCCGGAGCCGATCGGTCACATTCCTCCTGCGGAGCCTGTCGGATTTGGACGGCCCAAACCGGCGCCGTCACAGCCCAAGCCGGAGACAAATCTGCCATTCGTGCCAGCGCGAACTCGTTTCGATGTGTTCGAGAGGATGAGAGACTTCATCGGCAAGGACGGGATCTTCAAAGATACGCCAGAGATGACAGTCGCCGACTACAATCAGATCATGGCGGCAATGCACGAGACGTATAGCCGATTTGACATGCCGAAGGTGACGAAGGTCGTTGATTTCCGCAAGGGCGGGTATATCGGTCAGATAGGAGAAAGCACGATCGCTGCTTACGATCGATTCAATGAAACATTCATTACCACTCCGAACATGTCAGTCGAGCGGTACAAGGAAAAATCTGTCACCTACGACCAGAGAGCTAAGAACGAAGGAATTAATATTGCTAGAAACGTCATGAACAGGATTGCCAACTCTCCCCTTGGAGTGGATGCCGAACTGGCAAGGCGATTTGATTTGATGGAAGAATATCGATGGGGAATTACCAGAAGTCCGAGTGATACCATGTATCACGAGCTTGGGCATAGGCTTCATCTCGGCACACCGGCAGCTGGAAAAAAAATCAATGCAATTCTCCCTTCGCTTACGGAGGGATGGCAATTTTTAATCTCGGAATATAGCGGATCCGATCTCAAGGAATTTGTTGCCGAGAGCTTTTCTCTTTACATGAAGGGCGACAAAAGCCAGTTTTGGAGAATCTATCCTCCGCTTCTCGAAGTCTTTCAAGAACTGGATAAGGCATATGTCGGCCCTTGATGACGCAAAAAAACTTGCTGGTATGAATCCGCTCCCGCACGATGCGCAGGAACAGATGAAAAAGATCTATGATCGAGCCTCCGATTTTGAGAAGCTGATGATCGGCGATCTGATGGAAACTGTTTTCGTCAAGCTGCATTCGGAGGAACAATATCGATGAGCAAGACGCTGGAGCGCCCCATGCCGGGGCAATATACCGGCCTGAATTATGAACAAGCTGCAGATCGCGCCCGCGAGGTGTGTCGCATTGCAGCCGAGACAGGGCAAACAATGCTTGCCTATCAGCATCTCCGGGATCTCTGCAGCATCATGGCCGCAGCGGTAGATCCGCAGCCAAAGGCCGCGGATCCTGTTTCAAACTGGAAGTCGCTGAGCGGTTGATGAATGGCAGGCGGAGCGGAGTTTGCAGCCCAAGTAGAGGACTGGGTACGCCGATCGTCGATGGCGATGGAAGCCATATTCA